CCAACGAAGCCAAAGACGAGATTGCTAATCTTCAGTTCGGCGCCCGCAACTATATAGCCCGACAATTCCTCTATGCGTGGAACAGCGCCAAAGAGGGTGTTTCGGATGTGGTGACGACCGGTACGGACACGGATGGAGCATACATGAGGATCGATGCCAATAAAGCGAGCAATGCAGGCGTGGCCACGCCTTTGGCCGATGGTATTACATCCTTTGAAGATTGCTTCGGGGGTAAGATCGTCTACAAGGCCGGTATGTCCTATGTCTTCAAGGCCCGTATCAAGCAGCCCAACAGCAAGCAGGGAGTTATGTTTTGCGCGGTCTATGACGATAACACCTTTCAATTTATGGCCACGCCGCCTTCGCCGACTGCATCCGAACTGTATGAAGCGGTCTATACGACCAAAGCGGGCAAGTCCTTGCAGAAAATAGTCCTCTATGTCGTCACCTGGAACCCGATCTACCTGTACGATATTCAGCTTACGGAAGGCAACAAGGCCCCCACAGGATATATCACGGCCGAAGAAGATGTGCAGGCGCAGATTGAGCAGGTGAAGCTGGATGTGGACTACATCGCCTCGGATTCAAGCCTGACGCCATCCGACAAACAGCAGGTGGCCAACGAATGGGTGCGCATTCAGGGTGAATACTGGAGTATAATGGCCAGGGCCGACCAATATGGCGTGGACATGGGGTCTTTCCCTGCCTATTTTAAGAGACTCGAAGATTACCTTGCGCCCCTGCTGGCCGATATGAGTACGACATCCGAGATAACCGGCACAGAGTTCAGAGACGTATTTGCCGATTATTATCAATTGAGCGGCAACATGTCGGACTTGATCGACGAAGCGATAGACGAATCCATCAAATCGACAGAGTACCTCAAGCAGGCTATGGAAGACGGAAGTACCGAAGTGAAAGGCGGTCTGGTGATGACCAACGTAATGTTGATGAAAAACATGCAAGGCGAGGTGACGGCCGGCGTGAGCGGCTTGCAGGAAGACGATGTGCCCTTCTGGTCGGGAGCCGACTATACAAACCGGAAAAAAGCCGTGTTCAGAGTGCACGCCGACGGGGAAGTACACGCAACCAAAGGAACCGTCGGAATCCTGCAGGTCAAAAGCGATTCCGTAGAGGTGAGCGATGCAGCCGCAAGCAGAGATAAAATCATACTCACCCCATACAGAATTACGTCCGTATCGCAGGTCCTGGGTGCTTCGAGTGTCCCGGGTGTCGTAGAAACGAAAGAAGTGAGCGCACTGGCTATGGGACAAAGCAATCCTTTTATCCGAAATGTTTACGAATCAAGTCCGCCGTTTACCTGTGGACAGGGAGTACAGATGTCGGCCCGGATTACAGGCCGCATCACAGGCAATGCCGAAGGAGGCGGCGGGGGCGTAAAGATCGAGGTGGTAAACGCTTTGACGGGGAAAGCCGATCCCCTGTACCGAAACAGCACGGCTGAAGCCCAAAACACGAATTTGAATATCGACGAGACGATTTCATATCTTTTCACTGGAGCAGCCCAGAAGTACTACATCCGGATTACGGTCGAAGCATCGGCAGCCGGAAAACTTACGGCCTCTGCAACGATGAATGCCGCCCAATTCAACTTCGTGAAAGACATCCGCAAGAACCTGATCGCTCCCAACGGAGTAGCCGTTGTGAAAGGATCGAGCAACTATGCGGTATTCACGGGAGATATTTTCGAAGTCCTGATCGGAAAAGCCGGATTACGTATTCGAAACGGGTATGTCTATAAGAGAGATACCGACCATACGACCTGGACAAAGATTTGAGAACCGCCATTGGAGACAGTCGTAAATTAATTGAAGAATTTTTAATGGCTGCGATGGACCATGTATGGAATACGTCGGTTGTCGGCAGAAAAGTGAAAGACGAAGTAGACGGTCAGCATCGAATCTGACAAATAAAGTCCTTCGGGGGAGGACACAAAAAATCCCCCGGTTTGTTAGCAGTCATCTCACCTACATACCAACAAATGCACGATTACTCGCAGCGACCGGGGGATAAAACCTCCTGCTGCGAGTAATTTTTTGTGTCGTTTCCTGTACAGGGGACGGCTGGTATGTAGATGAGATACGCAAAGATACTAATTTTAATAAAATAGCAAACTATGAGAACCCCTATTTCCTACTATGGCGGCAAACAGACAATGCTCAAGCACATTTTGCCTTTGATCCCGTCGCATAAGATCTATACAGAGGCATTTTGCGGCGGTGCGGCCGTCTTGTTCGCCAAACGGCCCTCCGAAGCTGAAATCATCAATGACATCAACATGGAGTTGACAAACTTCTACTGGTGTATGCAAGTTTACTATTCAGACCTCAAACACGAGATTAACAAAACACTACACAGCCGGGACCTGCACGCCCATGCCGGACATATCAACTCTTATCCGCAGTTCTTTACTCCCGTCGAACGGGCATGGGCCGTATGGGTGCTCTGTAAAATGTCGTTTGCGTCAATGATGGACGGGACATTTGGATATGACTTCAGCGGCACAATGACCAAGAAACTGCGTAACGCGAAGGATGAGTTCACAGAGCGGCTTTGTCAGCGGCTCGAACGAGTGACTATTGAGAACCGAAACGCTCTCGACGTGATCGACTGCTACGATGCTCCCGATACCTTTCATTTCGTCGATCCGCCTTATGTGAACTCCGATTGCGGACACTATGAGGATACATTCAACGAACAGAATATGGAGCAACTCTTGCAATTGCTTGAAACCGTCAAGGGAAAGTTTATGCTCACGATGTTCCCGTTCGATATGATCGACCGGTATGCCCGGAAGAACGGATGGATTATCCATCGTATCGAGCGGACGATCAGTGCCTCGAAATCAAATCGCCGCAGACAAGAGGAGTGGATGGTCTGCAACTACGAGGAACGGGCACAGGCATCTCTGTTCCAGGGTGAGTATTTAGGCGAATAGATGGAGCTGGTATTGATTCATCTTGAAATAAAAAACCGTTCGAGCGGCAGTTAAACGCCATTCGAACGGTATGTTTTCTTGATTCGCTTTACATATTTCCCGCGATATGTAAACGGATCGTGCATTTGCTTTACATATATTCTGCGCGTGTGCGAAATTTCAGTCGCTTTTCGTTTTGGATTACTTCAACCCTCTAAAAGTCGCATCTGGTTCTGAACTTCGTCGCATCTCGTTTTGCCGATTATACAAAACTAATATAAAAATCCCCCCCCCAAATATTTTGATTAAATTAACCAAAATATATCCGAATGCAAAAGTATCGGGAAAAATCCATGCGCATCAGGCCCGCATAAAGCCTATGACTTACAAGCGGGGAAAACGGTCCATACGGGTATATCGCCCCTCGGCATACTCGTAACAATAGTGCACCAGGCCGTTGGTCAGGACCACGTAACGGGCCCCCAGCACCGAATTGTACCGGACGGCCTGCGCCAGCACCTGACGGTCTATTCCGATCCCGGCAGCCTTGCACTCGACGAGCATCAGCGGACAGGCCCGATCGTCCACGACCACCACATCGGCACGCTGCGGAGATCCGTTCATCGCTACGGCATACTCCTGAACGATCCGCATGGGCTGTGCTCCGCAATGGGAAATCAGAAACCCGATCAAATGACGGCGCACCCACTCCTCGGGAGTCAGCACCAGGTAGATTCCCCGAAGCGGGTCCCAGACGGTCGTCTGCTCCCCGCGCTGCGAAATCCGCAATTTGACGGCAGG